AAATTCTTGACGAAGCAGAAAGCTACGTAGATACAAACGAAAGGAAAAACCTAACATGACAAACGATGAACAAAAAGCAATACAACCTCTGCTAGATGAGGTTAACAACAAACACAGGGCATTCACTATGGCAAACAAAAGAGATCCATACTGCTCGTCAACAACGCATGACGTAGGCTTCAACGTAACATTCCCTAACGAGTGGGAAGTTAGCGTACGCTGGGGCAAAGATCACAGTTGCGACGGCGGCAAGACTACCGTAGAGGTAGCGGTCTTCGACACAGACGACAACTGGTACACGATGGACGATGATGATAAGCTATGCACAAACCAAGAGCGTGACTCAGACATCATGGGCCACGTTACACCAGAGGTACTGCTTAACATACTACAGGAGGTAGCAAAGCAATGAACGATAACGAACGAGAGTTATGGGTGCGTAACGATGAGGGACTATACGCTATGTGGCAAGCATCTCCGCTAGCCATGCGTAAGTTCCTTGCGTACGCACAGAACAGAAATAGACAACTACATAAGACAGAGCTTAGCTTGTAAACATGACATACAACCTGCTTGCAAGCTATACGCACAACGCTACAAACTACACATATCATGAGAAAAATAACTAGACTAGCAGCCCGCGCTTTCCTAGAAGGTCGGAGGTTCTGTAAAGATAACACCTCTGTTGTGATAGCACAAACAGGTTACGGTGATGTTAAAAGATTATTACTACATGGTAATATCATAGCAATTCAAGACTTGTTTAGTAACACACGCGACCCAAGCAAATCGTTAATGCGTACCAAAGGTAACTTACAGATCACCCTAGCAGGTTGGCCTACAGTTACCACACGTGAGCGTTTGAACGGCTTGCTAACGGAGCTAGGCAAGCGCGAAGGTGTATGGCAACACAAGCATAAGCAATACTACGGCACACACGAGGATAACATAGAGATAGACGCTTACGAATGGATAACAGTATAAAACTTATGCAAGCGCGGGATGCTTACACCACAAACGACTGTTACATGGCAGGCGTTGTGGATAAAGCATCCGCGCTTAGCTTCTGCAAAGAACCTGTGCTTATCGTAGGTGAGACAGGCACAGGTAAAGAGTTAATAGCTAACATACTACATGGTGCTAACGACAATAACCTTGTTACAGTAAACACCACAGCAGTAACAGACACGCTATTCGAGAGCGAGTTGTTCGGCCACGTGAAGGGTAGCTTCACTGGTGCGTTTCGTGATCGTGATGGCTTAGTCGAACACGCTAACGGAGGAACATTATTCCTTGATGAGATAGGTGATATGCCTGTTAACTTACAAGCAAAGATCCTACGTTTGATACAGTTCGGTACGTATCGTATTGTAGGTGATAACGAAACACGACACACAGACTGTCGTATAATAGCAGCAACCTGCGCAAACTTAGACGCTATGATCGTTAGTGGTGCATTCCGCAAGGATCTCTTCTACAGATTGTCCACGTTTATGCTAACCTGCACTCCACTACGCGAGCGAAGGCATGATGCTATCAAGTTCATCACAGAACATCCTACATACAAGGACATTNCAGCAGATGACTCTATGGCTATCGTAGATCACGTAGCTTCTAGCAGACTAGAGGGTAACTATCGTGAACTAGAACAGATAATGTTAAGATACAAGGTTTTAAAAGAACTACCATGCTAATTGCATATTGTAGAATAAAAATCTCAAAAGATGCAACGTTTGGCATGATTCTTGCTTTACTATATATNGAATGGCTGCCAATTTGCCACCTAAAAAATTGGATTTTTAACCCTAACGTATAAAATAATGGCTCAGTACATTACACAGGAATACAAGGACGGAGACTGGAAGGGATTCAAGTTTTCCGTGAAGCAATTCGATAACACAAGCGAAGCTGTTAGTGCTATCGGAGAGGACAACATCCTAGCGTTGCTTAATCAGCAAGTCGCTAGCCGCATCCGCGCTAAGGTAAAGAACTCTTTGCCAAAGGGCTTGAGTGGTGGTGAGCTAGAGTCAGCGAAGCAACGTTTAGCAGAAAAGAATCCTGATGGCGTTCTTTTCTCTAACGAAGATGCTGACAACTGGCGACCAGATCAGCGCGAACTTACGCCGACTGCTTTGTTTAAGCTGGCGAAAGAAGCGTTCAAGGCTGGCGATCACGCTAAGGGAGCGGAACTGCTTACGCAGATGCAAGCTCTTATGGCAGACGCATAACTTGTTCATTGTTGTAAGGGGCTAGGCGATAATGTCTAGCCCCTTTTTTAACACAGAAGACGATAACAAATATAATAATCTTTTATGTCAGATGATATAGATATTGTAGTGGGCAAACTAAAACGTAGGGATATTGCTGCCAAACCTAAGTCACGTCGCAGTAGCTACTCCGCACAGACCGCTGAGATGGTCAAGCCTATACTAGACAAACTACTAGAGAACCCCAAAGATATTTTTGTGCCTTGTGGTGGCACAGGCTATAGTGTGAACACACTCTACGTTAAGATCAACGATGGTTTAAAGTGGTTGATGAATAATGATTCAGTAGATGGTAACACATACCGTTTGCTACGCACACAGATTTGCATACGCAAGTTAGAAGAAGGTTGTCTAGTGTATTTTAAAGAGGGCTTGAAAGCATTGCGCCAGCAGGATCTCACTGCCAAAGAGTTAGACATCGCTACAAACGATAGCATTAAGTGGCGACATGATGTACTTACATGGTTGCAATCCGCGCAGCCCGATGAGGTATTCGCACGGGAAAACATAGCGATCAGTGACGACGATAAGCGTTGGGTATATGATACGCTAGCAGACATGGCTCCCGAAGCTGAAGCTGTTTTCTCCGACATTAAAATAACTATCATACGTTGATGGAACCGCATGAGATGTTAGGGCCAGTCTATTTACTGGCATTCGTTTTGTTTATGATCTACCATTGTACTAGAAAACTATGACGATAGAACAACTATTAAACTGTGACGTAGATGAACTAGAGCAGATGACTGATGAAGAGTTGAACAAACACTTTGCACCTTACCTAGTTGTTTGCTCACCACCAGAAAAGGAACACGCTGTAGTTAATATAAACAAACCAAAGCGTAAGAAACACAAGACAAAAAACGAAGCGTTAAACGATCAGATGAAAGAACTAGCAGAGCTACATAACGTAAGTTTAGAAAACGTTAAACTACCAAAAAACCTACAATGAATCTTACCCTACACAAAACAGCAGACGATAGATACGTTATTAAGTTAGACGCATCGCTATACAGTCAGTCAGCCTGTCCGCGCAGGTTGTTCTACCTCGGCGCACGTGGCCTAGTCTATGATACCAAATCGTACAAGATGGAGTACGGCACTGCTTATCATAAGGCATTACAAGAATACTATACAACAGGTGACACTAAAAAAGCTCTTGCAGTAGCATTAGAACACTACTGTCAACCAGACATCTCTATACCAGACAATGACTTCCGTGATGCAGGGCATCTTGCAGCTACGATAACACAATACTTTAACGCATACGAAAAGTTCGACGGACTGAAGCCAGATGTCTATGGGGATGAGCCGTTACTAGAACAACGCTTCGCTATCCCATACGACACAGACGGCGAACGCATTGATGTTGTGTTGTGCGGTACGATAGATATGATTGGTACACTCAACGGTATGCCTGTCCTAGTAGATCACAAGACTACATCACTAACATCCGTAGATAAATATTTAGACAGCTACTATAACTCACCACAGATGATGATGTATACTATGATATACAAGCATTTGTTCCCTGACGAAGACCGCGCAGTTGTAATCAATGGAATCTTTCTGTCGCGTAGTGGGCGTAATAAGTTTCGACGCTCTACGCTTATAACATTCCCCGATCATGTGCTTACAGAGTTTGAGAACCATGTACGTACTATAGCAAGATCCTTTATGAAAGGACTGCGCCGTGTGATAGACAAGGGCGAGTTAGCGGAGGATGTTTTCCTGCCTAACTTCACCTGCTGTCAGACCAAGTTCGGTGAGTGTAACTTCTCACCAGTCTGCACTACGCCACGCGCAGATGATCGTGAGACTATAGTGCAGACTTTGTTCACAACAAGAAACACTTACGACCCATTAACATTCCAAGCATAATGACAGATCAAGAAATACGTGACGCAGCATTGCGTAACTTTAAAAAGCTAGCACCGCGCAAGTTCAATGCTGGTATAGCAGAACACAATCCTAACGGAGACAAAGGGATGTGGCGTATGAGTGGAGAAGCTCTTGTGACTGCATCGGAGGAAGAGGTGATAGATCTTTGGCACTACATACAAGTGCTGAAACTAAAAGTGAAAGAGCAAGACGCTCTCATACTACAACTAAAACATACAATAGCAAAACAAGCACAATGAANGACGAACAAGTATTAGCAATAGTAGATGCTATAAACAACATAGAAAGAACTCTGAGACACGCACTCGGAGATTGTGAAATGGTAAGCGATATGAATAACGTAGGTAACATTATGTTTTCTATGGATAGAATGAGTGACAACGTAGCGGAAATAAATGAACGTCTAAAAATCCTAGATGACTCTGTTGTTGCCGTAGCACAAACCATACACGACAAATGAATAAAGCAATTATAGGTATCGTAGGAGCTAGTGGTAGTGGCAAGTCCACATCGCTACGCAACTTACCGACAGAAAAAACCCACATCATAGACCTTGAACGTAAAGGTCTACCGTTTCCTAACGCAAGTGATTTTAACATCACAAGTTGCGCTAACGTAAAAGACTTCGACACTGCGCTAGACACTGCGCTGAAGGACGATAAGTGTGAAGTTATAGTCATAGAGTCATTCACAAAGTACGTTGAAGTATTGATTGCACTAGCGCAATCATCTTTCAAAGGCTTTGATGTATGGTCATACTATAATCGTAGCATACGCTTGATGCTGGACAAAGTTAAGAACGACCGCGCAATCGTAATTTTCACGGCTATTGATGAGATCGTGCATATCGCACAGCCTAGTGGAGACACATACAACGTGCGTCGTATTAAAGTACAAGGCAAACAGCATGAGGGATGTATAGAGAAAGAGTTCCTTATGGTATTGTTCACGGAAGCTAAGCGCGGCAAGGATGGTAAGGTAGAGTACGTCTTCCAGACTAATAGCGATGGCATCACCTCCGCTAAGACTCCTATGAGTATGTTCGATGAACTGTACATACCAAACGATATAAACGATGTGATAAGCGCAGCTAAAAAATATTACAAATGACCGAGCAAGATAAAAAGCTAGAGACAAAGTTTGATTCGTTCTCCGAAGAACTACGCCAGCTATCAACAGAAATAGATGAAGTATCTGGCAAGATGTTAGCTCTCGTGAGTGACGTAGCAGACATCGAAGACTTCGTAGAAGAAAACTACAACAGCCACAGCAAGTGGCCTAACGATACCATATACGTCAATGATATTATAGACATTGCAATCAAAGCTCTAGGAGATCCCGGCGGTGGTTATCATGCAGGACAACTACGCGAGATGATCGAACTTAAAACTGCATTAAGTAATGCAAACGTAACAACATTAGATACACTAACTACACTTATAAATGAAAATGACTGACGACTACAAAGAATACAAAGAGTTCATGGCTCGCGTTTGCACAGCAGCGCATAAAGAGACTGATGACCTAGCAAAACAACTTGACGTTACCAAAGATCAAGCAATCGGATTGTATGTTATTACAATGTTAGACAAACTAACAGCAACAATTTCCAGTAACACTGGCGTATCGGATACGTCAACTAGCAACTCGGATTCGGCTAGTGGAAAACAAGCAAAGGAATCCTAAACGTTAAACACATAAATAGTTATGGCTATTATTAACCTAGACGAAATCGTAGATGGGGGTCGCCCCTATCTGAAGAAAGACACATACTCAGCGCGTATAGTAGAAGCTGAGTTCACCCACAGCAAAGCAGGTGCGCCTATGGTAGTGATGCAGTGGGAGCTAGTAGCTCCTGAGTCTGTTGAAATCGACGGCAACAATGTCCGTATCGCAGGGCTACAGTTCCGCGATTACCTTTCATTCAGTGATAAGGCAATGGACATTACGTTACGTCGCATCAAAGGCTTGCATAAAGCACTTGGTTTGTCATCGGCGTTCGATACGGACAATCCTGACGTAGATCAATACGCTGGCTTAGCGGCTGACGTAACGTTGGAGACTGAACAACAAGCACAGACTACTGATGATGGTAGCCCTGTGTTAGATGGTGACGGCAACCCCGTCATGAACAACAACTATCGTTTGAAGCGTGTGCTTCGGCTCAACCCTGAGCATACGATAGACGTATAATGTCAATTGTGATACATAAGTACATATTGCTACTAAGATGCAGACGGGTCTTTTTGGTTATTCCCGCATTGATCGCTTGTGTATCACAATTTAATTAAACATGACAGACATAGATAAAGTATCTGTAGTAGTAGTTGTAGCNTTCTTCTTTGTTGCGCTAATAACATCGTGCAACAAAGAAGAACGCATACAAAAGCCACACAACACAAATGAAATGTTTCAACTCCCAGAAAAACGTATAGGTTCTGGTATACGATAAAATGCCAGTAACTATACGATACACATTAGCTCAGTTACCATACAAAGGTATGACCATAGTGCTTGGTAAGCCGTCACGCTTCGACCGCGCACAACTACTCAGCGGATATGCTGGGCAGATATTTAACAACGGTCTTACGATACCAAGGCAAGCCTGTGATATAATCCTAGCAGATGCACTAGAGGAAGGTGAGGCAAAGCTACGGCCAGAGACTCGCGTAGTCTTATTGCTAGGGCAGCAAGCCTTGAACCTATACAAGACTGGTGTATCTATAGCGGAGCAGCGCGGATGCCCTTGGGTAAACAACGGTGTTACTTACATAGCNACATTTGAGCCACAAGAGGCTGTTGATAGGCAGGCATACTTTAACCCCAACGACACTACAGAAGGCAAGGGAGGTGACGAGAAGGGCAACCACGGGCATACNAAGCGGCCCAACCGTAGATTCTGGCTGGCTCGTGACCTCAAGAAAGCTGTAGGCTACCTGACGGAACCACCAACGATAGTTAAAGCAGAGCATTTGCTATGGCCCCGCGCAGACGAGGTTATCAAAGCGTTGACATCAGCAAAAGACCAGACACTTTACTTCGATATAGAAACAAACCGTAACCTAGAGATGACTTGCTTTGGTTTCTCGTTTGATCACACCCGCGCATGGTGTGTGCCTATGGTTACATCTGCAATAGCTGGATACTACTACGAAGACACGCCACAAATCTTACGTGCGCTAGCGGTTGCCTTCCGAGACAACACGGTAGTAATCCACAACGCACTGTTTGACTTGTTTGTGTTAGCGTACAAGTACGGCATTCCCGCACCGCGCAGTGTATACGATACCATGCTGGCTCATCATCGTCTGTTTCCAGAAGTAGAAAAGTCTCTCGGTCATTGCATCTCTTTATATACAGACCAACCATATCACAAGAACGAAGGTGTGTTTGAACCAAAGAACTATAATCAACAGCAAGCACTGTACGAGTATAATGCAAAAGATGTGATAAGCATGGCACTGCTAATGCCTAACATTGACGAGACTGCTGCAAACTTTAAAGCTACGGATAGCGTAGCACAAGTGAATGCTAGTGTTGTTCCATACCTAACTGCCATGCTGCAAGGTATACGATACGACAACGACAAGCTACTAGCTATAGTTAAGCACAACGACCGCTACCAAATGCAGTTGCTACGGTTCCTAACATTACTGACAGGTAGTGAACTAAATCCCAACAGTCCTAAGCAAGTAGTCAATTACTTGTATGGACGCTTAGGCTATAAGCGTCCAGATAAAGACCCAACAAATGAAAAGACTTTACTGCAAGTGCAGCTTAAACATCCTGAGAATCCTATCATCAGTATCATACTACGCTACCGCGCAACTGCAAAACAAAGTGGACAACTAAAGTTTCCTGAGTGGACTGGGCTAGCAAACAAACCACTAGATCACACGCGCATTACAACGGCATACAACCTAGCTGGCACAACATCATTTCGACTAGCATCACGCCGACTGTTGAACAAGTGGGGTACTAACGTACAAAATTTTCCAAAGAACCTACGCAAGTTATTCATAGCTGATCCATGCAAAGTGTTAGTGCAAGCTGACCAAGCTGGTGCAGAAGCATTAGTTGTTAGTTACCTATGCCGCGCAGGAAACTTTCGCAAACTGTTTCTTAACGGTGTGAAGTCTCATGTATACGTTGCCATGCGTTTGTTTCAAGATGTGTGGGAGGCAGAGCTAGGTGAGTCTATCAAAGACTATTGCACAGCCTCCGCAGAAGATTTAGTTAAGCTACCTAGATGGGACGAGCTAAAGAAACTTATATCATCAAGTGATGGTTGGAGCGCAGACAAACGTTACTACTTCATGGCAAAGATGGTATGCCATGCTAGTAACTACGGTATGAAAGCACCGACGTTCCGCGTGAACGTACTGCAAAAGTCGAGCGGCGCGGTGAACTTGTCTAACAAAAAGGCTACATACTTTCTAGAGACATACCATACACTGTTCCCTGAGATACGCAAGTGGCATAATGATACTATAGCAGAGCTAAAGCGTACCCGCACATTGCGAAATTTATTTGGCTACCCTCGGATGTTCACCCAACCTATCGAGCCGTCGATGTACAAAGAAGCCTACGCCTTTGTGCCTCAGTCTACGGTAGGCTGCATTACCAACCTAGCCTTTACAGATTTGTACCATAACCCCCGCATACAAGAGCTAGGGGCAGATGTACTACAAAACAACCATGATAGTGTCCTTCTTCAGTGCTACGCAGATTGTGCCGCTGAAGTCGCTGAGATCGCTTGTGAAGCATTAAACCGGCAAATGGTATCTCCACACGGAGAGATCTTTAATATGCGCTCAGAAGCGATGATAGGCCCAAACTGGGGCGACATGATAGATGTATGATTATCTCACAACAAAACCATGACAATAATAGAGATGTGGCGACACTACTTAAAGGACTTAGAATCTCCAGACCTGTTTATAGACTGGGGCTTCTACAGTATGATAGCAACAGCATTACAACGGAGGGTGTGGCTGTACCCAGATACCTTCACACTGTATCCTAACTTATTTGTTATGCTTGTTGGCCCACCAGCAGCAGGTAAATCCAGAGTTATATCACAGGTAAGTGAGTTTATTAAACACCCAACGTTAATTGAAAAGATACCGCAAAAGGAAAAGAACGAAGTTAAGGTCAAGCCATACTACCCAATAAGCGCAGACACGATAACACAGGAGGCACTTATACGATACATAGTAAAAGAGTGTGCAAGAGATTTTTCATACAAGCAAGGTGGCAAAACTATAAAGTCAGCACACTTTTCCGTTGGCTTTATGATTGAAGAACTTGGCGTACTGCTGCGAAAGAACACAGAGAACATAGTGAATATGTTTAATCAATTCTACGATAGCCGTGACTTTTCTTACAAGACAAAACACCAAGGTACGGATGTGATTAAAAACGTTTGCATCAATATGCTAGGTGGCACTACACCATCATTCATACGCGAAGCATTCAGCGACAAAATTATATCGCAGGGATTTACTTCACGTGTTATAATGATCTTCGGTGATGGCCCAAGATTCCTACGCCAATTTCCCGGCATAGATGACGAACAGCATAAGATGAAGATAAAGATTGTGGATCACCTAAAGGCGTTGCATAAAGTAGCGGGGCCGCTAACGTTCTCCAAAGAAGCAGAGGCTTTTCACAAAAATGTTTATGAGAGTGGTAAGCTCACGCAAGATGTAGTTAACAAAGACCATAGGCTTGAGACTTACTACGGACGTAAGAATGTACATCTACTAAAGCTGTCTATGCTAATGCACTTCGCTGAACAGACAGATTCTTATTGTATAGAGAAGCCTACTGTCGAACGTGCGCTGCGCTTCCTCGCACATACAGAAGCGCGGATGCACGAAGCCTACGTTACGGCTGGACGTAACATACTAGCAGAGTCACAGCGTAGGTTGATGCAATATATCATAGACGCTAAGGCTCCAACAAAATACAAAAAACTTTGGGTAGCTTTTATTGATGATCTAAACAAAGACGAATTAGATCAGTGCTTAGAATTTCTACTGGCAACAAACCAAATCAAAAAGATTAGCGATGGTTTTATCGCTCTGGTAGATGAACCCGCGACTGCTTGTAATTATTTGTAGTCGCCTTGTGATGTTGTGGGGTATAAGAAGGTTTGCTTGGTTTACTTCTTATACAGCAGGGCGGCTACTCTTTAAGGAGAATGAAAAAATGATACGTAAAGACACATTCGAAATCGAAATAAGTGTTGGGAACGAAGAGGTGAAGGATGGTATCTTCCTAAATGAAGATAGCATAGTTGTATTCGAGGCATATATAGATGACAGTGGCCCTGAGCTGCCAATCACAAACGTGACTTCAGCTTACGCAGAGCTAGCCTACGAAAATGAAGACGGTGTTGATGTTATATTAAACGAAGAAGACACTGAGCAAGCAGAGAAGAAAGCGTTTGATATGACTGAAGAACGCGCACACGAACTAGCATGGGAGGCGAGATACGATGACAGGAACTAAACGAGTAAAAGAAGGGCGTTTGTTTGTTGTCTTTAATAAGAACAAACATATGATGGCTAACAAGTCATACATATTCACTTACCTTGAGGGTAAGGATGGGCCAGTGCCGCATTTGTTTACTGATGCACAACTGAAAGAAGCGCGAGATCGAGCAATAAAAAACAAAGAAGACTGTTTGCCTATAACAAAGTGGTGGAAGATTTGGTAAGATGCACAAG